TGCTGCCCGCCATAATATCCAGCGCCAGCATAATCGGGAGCGCCGCCATACTGTGGGGAAGACCCAAAGTTGGGCATTCCGTAATTGCTGGGCTGCTGTTGTTGATAACCATACTGCGGCTGCGACTGTGCAGGAGACGTTCCTTTTCCACCAGCTTGCTGGGGTTGTTGTTGCGGCTGCGAAGCCGGTGCTGCGCCCTTGCCAGTTGCTTGCTCAGGCTGACCCTGTTGACTCGCAGGAGACGCGCCCTTGCCACCGGCCTGCTGGGGCTGTGCATTTGGCGTTGCAGCGGTATATGAACCATACTGGTTCTTTGTAACGGGAGCGGTGGCCGGTTGCGAAGATGTCGCTGACCCAGCAGTAAGGGGAGTGCCTTTCAGCGCATTTGTGTCACCCTTTTGCACAAGGGCCTGCTGCGAATGCTCCATGTTGTATTTTATCTGGTCCATATTCAGACCAGCGTTTGACGCATCCTGCCAATATTTCGCATCTTCCGCAGACGGGTCTTTCCCGTAAACAGACTTGTATTGCTCTGCAATTTTTGGATCAAGAGCCTTGATGGCGTCCGTGCCAGCATTGGGATTTACGCCGCCAGCGGCTTTGATTGCCGCTGCTGCGGCAGCAGATTGGGCTGATGTAGTTGAGGGTGTATTTGCAACAGGATTAGATTTTATATAATCGTCAAAAGACGATTTCTCCCAACCCATATCAGGCAGGGCGTCATTAATATTTGAATATTGCGATTTCATCGCGTTAACCCAAGCTGGGTTATCAAAGAGACCTTGATTTGCACCGCGATCATAGGCTTTGAGTTTAGCCATATCGCTATCACTCAGGCCCCCGCCACTGGCATACCCGCCACGCGCATAAGCCCCCGGATCAAAGACCGCGCCGCCTTGACTATCGAGGACGTATCCTCCAGACGCATAACCATCGCCCATGCGACCGCCGCGCTGGCCTGTACGCTGCGAGCTAGTAGTTGAGCCAGATAGCGCCCCCGTGCCTTCTGCAATATTTGCAAGAAACTGCGCAAGCTGGAAGGGGTAGCCCTGCTGCTGCTGGAACTGGTTGTAAAGGGCGGTGAGGCCCGCCTGCACGGTTTGCTGCCCTGCCTGACCAGCCGCCATCTGAGCCTGACCGCCAGCAATCTGCGCAGCCTGATTTTGCAAGCCAAGGTTCGCGGTGTTCATGCCGCCAGCCTGTTGAATACCAGCAAGGTTTGCGGCATTGCCATAAGCGTTTTGACCAATACCAGCCGCCGCTTGTGCGCTAGTGAGACCCTGCGCAAACTGCTGTTGACCCAAAGCGCCAATGGCCTGACCTTGACCAAGATTCTGCGCATACTGCTGCTGGCCAATGTTTCCAAGATTTGTGCCTGTGGTCTGTGCAGCGCCAAGGGCCTGCTGCCCAAGAGCCGAAAGACCCTGACCCTGCTGATTGGTCAGATTGGCAAAGTTCATGCCAATATTGCCGAGGTTTGCGCCTGTCGTCTGCCCAGCCTGAAGAGCCTGCTGGCCGATGTTCGACATCTGCTGCGCTTGCTGGCTTTGAAGATTGGCAAGGTTCATACCCGCAGCGCCAATATTGGTTCCAGCGGACTGAGCAGCTTGCAAACCTTGCTGGCCAAGTGCCGCGAGGGCCTGACCCTGACCAATGTTCTGGCCGTAAAGCTGTTGACCGACATTGCCAAGCTGCGCGCCAGCACCAAGAGCCTGTTGATAACCTTGTTGACCAAGCTGGCCAATTTGCGCGCCCGTTCCGAGAGCCTGACCATATTGTTGCTGACCAAGATTTGCGAGACCCTGACCGACACCGAGGGTCTGCGCATAATTCTGCTGACCAAGGTTGCCAAGTTGCTGGCTTGTCCCAAGCGCCTGCGCGTAACCCTGTTGACCAAGCTGGCCAATCTGCGCACCAGCCCCAAGATTTTGAGCATATTGCTGCTGACCCAATGCGCCTGTTTGAGCGCCAGCGCCAAGCGCCTGCGCGTACTGCTGTTGGCCAAGGTTGCCAAATTGAGAACCCGCTGCAAGCGCCTGATTAGCCTGTTGCTGGGCGAGAGTTCCATATTGAGCCCCAGCGCCAAGGCCCTGTGCGTACTGTTGCTGCCCTAAAGCGCCAAGCTGGCTTCCCGCCGCCAAATTTTGAGACAGTTGCTGCTGGCCAAGGGTGCCAAGCTGTGCGCCTGTTCCCATAGCCTGCTGATATTGCTGTTGGCCAAGATTAGAAGCTTGCTGTGTCGCCTGCTGCAATGCAGCCCGATTGGCTTGCGCTGCGCCGAGATTGACACCTTGCTGCTGTTGAGCCGCAGCCTGCGCCTGTCCATACCCAGATTGAAGAAGATTTGCCAATGTCGCTTGATTGGCAAGGCTTTGCTGACGGGCAAGATTGGCCTGTGCAATTCCTGCACGGTCGCCGCCAAATGCGCCAGCCTGAATGGACTGACCCTGTAGAGAAGACCGCTGCTGCGCATTTTCTTGCGCTTGAAGAGCCTGTTGCGCCCCCACAACGTCCTTCATGTAGGGGTTCATGTATTGCGAATAATTCAATTCTTCTGGTGAGACACCTTGCGCACCAGCGCCGAGATATGATTGCGCCTGCTGATTAAGCGGCGAAGCCGCTTGCATGGCTTGCTGAGTAAGAGAAGTAGCTTGCTGATTAAGGGGTGATGAAGCTGTCAAACCCGTTTCAGCAAGTTGTGCAGCGCGTTGATTAAGAGGAGAAGCCGCCTGAACGCCTTGCGCAGTCATAGCAGCAGCCTGCTGATTAAGCGGAGCCGCAGCGGCAAGGCTCTGACCGGCCAAAGCAGCGGATTGCTGATTAAAAGGCTGCGCCGCCTGCAACGCTTGCCCTGTTAGAGCCATAGCCTGTTGATTGGCGGGCTCAGAAGCCGCAAGGCCGCGAGCCGTCAAAGACGTTGCCAATTGATTGGCAGGCTGTGCGCCTTGAAAACCTTGCGCTGCCAAAGCAGCGGATTGTTGATTGAGCGGCTGGGCGGCGTTCAATGCACCTTTGTAATAGGGGTTCGCTTGATTGGCATACTGCTGACCAGTTTGAATGGCCTGCTGCGTCAGACCTGTGGCACCAGAAAGGTACTGCTGGCCCTGTCCAAGACCCTGCTGCGTAAGGCCAGCCATCTGCCCCATATAAGGGGCGGCAGAACCCATAGCCCCGGCAATGTTCTGCGTGGCTGCACCCTGATAGCCCTGCTGCTGGGCAAGACCCTGCCGCTGCAAAGCCATGTTCTGCTGCTGGGCGGGGCTTCCCGCGCCCGCAATCTGCATGGCGTTCTGAATGGCGGCGTTCTGAGCAGCTTGCTGCTGACCATAACCCTGACCCTGCAAAACCGCATTGCCTTGCAAATAAGGGGAAGCAGAAGCAAGAATGTTGCCAATGTTTTGGGTTGCAGCGTTTTGATAGCCTTGCTGCTGACCATAACCGGCACCCTGCAAAGCTGCATTGGCTTGCGTGTACGGCGCAGCGGAAGCCATCGCCTGACCAATGTTTTGCCCAGCCGCCTGATTGTAGGCGGTGCCCTGCTGCTGGGCCTGACTAATGCCCTGCAACGCCGCATTGGCAATGCCCTGAGCCTGTCCCTGACCAATTTGGGCGGTGGTTACGCCTTGCGATTGAGCAGCCTGCCCAGCCTGAACCGCCTGATTGGCGGAACCCTGCTGGGCATTGATGTTTGCCATACCAGCCTGTTGAGTGCTGGTAAGCGGGGCAACGAAATCACCAACATTGGTGGAGTACGGCGTAAAAGGCGTCTGAGCAACATTCTCAGCACGAGCATTAACAGCGTTGTACCGCGCTATTACTTCCGGGGGGATGCTAACAGTTTGGACGCTGCTGCCGCCTTTTCCGCCGCCACCACCCATATCAATGCTCCGTTACAGGATGTTCGCCAGTCTTCGCGCCGTATAGGAAGAAAGCACCGCTTGGCTTGCCCAACTGTCGCTCATAAAGCTTGATCTTACCTTCTGTCCGCTTGTTTGACAGTACCCCAATCAGCAAGGGAATGCCAAGTTCATCGGCAGTTTTCTTAGCAAATTCAACTAGTTTACGCGCCCGGCCATCCTTCGCCCCGCGATGGTCTGGGTGGATGAAGATCGCCTTCTCTTCAACCACCATGTCATGACTATACCACATGGGGCCGATTCTTAAAAGGATGGCCCCTTCAATTGGCCCGTTTTCACGGCCAATGATGCCGATCAGCCCATAATTCATGCTGAGAGCCTGCCAAAGTTCATTTAGAAGCTTATTTTTATCTGTGTTTACAAAACCGTTTTCGGTGCAGGCCAGAAGGGCCAACGCCATCATTTCATCAATGTCGTCCTGCGTTCCAATACGAATAACCAGTTCGTCGTTCATGTTCTACCCCTCTCAGTTTTTCTTTGGGCCGGGCAGGGCCTTCAGAGTTTTGATGGTCTTTGCTCGCATACCCGTAACGAAGTCATCTAGAACCCGGTGTCCCATATCAAGATCGCCGTCGCCCGCCCACATAACTTCGTGTGGAGTTATAACATATTCGCCGCCCGCTGCCACAATGGGGACAGCAGGGACAGCGCCACCGGCTGCGCGGGATATTGGACCAGCGCCGCTAAGTATCTGTTTCATTTGCTTAAAACCAGACATAGTGTTGCCTTCGCCCATTGCCGAGATAATGTCGGCGGGAATGACATAGGAACCAGAGGCAACGTGCATGGGCAGATGATCTGTGCGGCCAGACACAGGGCTATGGATCGGCCCGGCGTGGAGGGGCATATCGCCAGCGGGAGGATGCTTCATAAAATCGGGCGTATGCCCCCCAAAAGCTTTGTGCGGTCGTGTTTTGCGAGCCGTGTTGAGAGCGGCGGCAATTGCCTGATCGCGCGGATGCCCAGCCCCAATCATTTCACTGATGTTGTGGCTGATTGTCTTTTGAGATTTTCCGCGCGTCAGTGGCATGGCGTTAACCCGTTACATAGGTGACGTTTATGGACTGCCCGGCTCCGGGCTTAACAACTAGACCATTAGTGAAGACAAGTCCCGCATCAAAGACACCAACGGTTGCCACTGTGGCGCAAAGCGCATTTCCTGCGGCGGCGGCGGCTATGGAACTGGCATTATTAATTGTGCCAGCCGCACCAGCAACCAACACAGAATACCTGACCAGATAGCCCGGCCCGTTCAAAACAAGCGTATCAGCGGTCACAGTTGCAGATGTGACAGAACCTAACGTGCGCAGTGTCGCTTTCGTCAGACCATTGATGGCGATAACGCCGTTTTTTTGGGTAGTTAGGATGTCGTCTAAGGATGCGGCCATTAGAATTTCCCATCCGGTTGAACGCGATAACGTATGTTTCCGATACGCCAGAAGCTATCAACATCACTGCTGTTAATCGCAATTGAAACTAGCCTGCCACGGAAACGAGGCGATACAAACTGCGTAGATTGCGTCAAGTTGTATGGCCCATATTTCAGTGGTGGATTTCCGGTAATGTCAGATTGTCCTGCATAATCAGCAACATAGAAGTTCAATTTAACTTGTGCTGTGGGTGTTTGATAGACAGTTGTGCCATTCGCTGTTCCGCCATAATAACCCCATTTCATATCAGGCCAAACCTGATCGACAAACATTTTCAAATCGGCTTCGGCAATTACGAAATAGCCAGTTTGAAAATTGGACAACATGGGTTGGTTGTTTTGACCATTGTAGGCCGCATTGGGCGAAGTTTCATGTTGATAGATGTATTTGTCTATCCCAGCGCCTATTGGAGGTCCAAGAACGCTTTCATTGATCCAAGCCGTGCGGGCTAATGTCCCATAATCCCACTGTTGCAAAACAATGTTGTATTTGACATATCCACTGATTTCAGTGGTTCCCTTGACCGGATAATACCAAGCAATTTCGCCAAATCGGCTGTTCGGAGCCACACGAATTTTATCAAGATTGTTGAGGTCCAAATCCTGAAAGATCACATCCCACACAGGACAGGTAATCGGCTGTGGGCCACTTCCAGCAAGCATATAGAATTGGCTTTGGCCCATCCAATAGACAATTCCGCTCATAGAAGTAGCAGCTTTTCGACCGATCAGACCGCAACCGCTGCCAATTTCGTTAAACTGATAGACATAGGGCTGACCAACATATTGCATGGCCCATACGCCCAAGTCCGTCCAGATAAGCGTCTGTTGCGCGGCCTGAATGGCTTGCACAATCCTAGAACCGCGAGGAATACGATATGAACCAGCTTGATTGGTTACATCTGCTGTCCATACGTTGAAATTATCAACATCGCACCACCGAATTAGAAGCGGGTCTTGAATGCCGGTATCAGTTGAACCCCATGCAATAATTTGCCGTTGAGGCATGGCCACAACGATACCCGAATTGAGAATTGGCGAATTTGGAATAATGGCAGAGGTTCTTGATGACGCTTGTGGAGACCATTCATAAATTGCGCCGTTAAGCGGGCAAGATATGAGGATTTCACCCCAATTGTCTAAGGTCCAATCAGTGGTGGTAATTGTCGTACCTTGTTGTGCTGAACTGGTTGTTCCAGTTCCGTATCCACCCACGCCGTACCCACCAACACCATAGCCAGTTCCAACTGGCACGGGTCCAAGGCTAATGTAATAGACATAGCGGGCGTTTCCGCCGTTCATGGCTTGCGCCACGACTGTTGAACTAGCTGTATTGGCTGCGGTAATTACGAAATCATTGGTAGTTGCGCTTTGGACCAGATAATTTCCAAAAAGAGTAATTCCGCCCACTGTCGTGGATACAACAATTGGAAACGTACTTCCCGCAACATAACCATGATTGGTCAAGTTAACGGTCACGTTTGAGCTTAAATTAGCCGTTGTAAAAGTGACAATTGCGGCAGCGGCGGTCGTCGTTGTGGGTGTTGGTGTTCCAAAAGCATCCACGGGTGTGATCGTGTATTGGGTGCTACTCACGGGTGAACAAGGATAAACACCAAAAAGAATGAGGCCACCAATTGAAATTGGTGTTTGGATATAGACGCTATCCCATTCAGTGATATTACTTGCCCCACCAGTCGCATCGGTAATCGTGATAGTTGTGCTACCAATTGCGCCACTAGTGATGCTTACGGCTGGGTTATTGGTCAGTGTGCGGGGCGTAATGGGAACGGGAGTTCCCCCACTGCTCTTCAAATAAGTCAGTGAGGCTTCCGCTCCAACCGCCAAATAGTTGGTGCTGTCTGTCGCCGCCCACGCCCAAAGACAACGGATGTACGAATCAAACGGCCCGCCATAGGTCGTCCATCCCCCCAACTTTTGAACGAGCCCAAGCCCCTGTCTATCAGGAATAAAACGAATAAAATCGCAAGACGAGATAGCCGCCTCATTGAGCGTCATCGTCCTATTGACATCAACGCCGGGAATTAACTTGAGGGCTGAATGGGGCATGTTTTACCCCCTTGACGGCGAAGCAACGGGCGACGGGGACTGCGAAGACCAGCCAGAAGCCTCAAACTTCTTGCGAGCTTCTTCAACAACTGCGCCTTTTAGGAGCGTCTGGTATTGAGTTTCATAGCTCTGCGCCATTGCCGGATCGTCGCTCTGCCTGCCAAAGTTTCGTTGATAGGCGGAAATGTAGATCATTGACGCCATGATAAACACATCAGGAAGATAGAGGCTGATGAAGGTTGTCAAATTGGATGCGGATAGGCTGGCAGGGCGATAAGTGCCAACGATTTCAACGAAATAGTTCTGGTTGGCAAAAGGGCCAACCAGAAAAAGATTGTCGTTGAACGGGGCAAAATATTGGGGAATGCCAGTCGCCGTTGAGGAACCATATACAGCGTCCAGATATTCCTTAGTTGTCGGCAAAAGCGGCGTTCTGGTTCCAGAGTCAGGATTGGATTGACCAGATGGCGTAATCAAATTGATTTGCTCACTGACAACCACAACACCATCTGGAATGGTAATCTGGCGGCTACCGGCAGAAACAGAGTAGCCCGTAATTGCTGTAGAGGTGAACAGAAAGTCGATGTCACGATACATGCGGTTTTCCGCATATGTAATCATCATGGGCATGATGGCGAGATAATTGGCGTCAGTCTGGTCAACCACAGCCAGTTCAGCAATCTGCTGAATGTAGCTGGCTGTCCCAGAAACCGTGCCGTTATACGAAAGACCAGTGGTCATGCCGGAAACTCCAAGATGCCGCGACTATACCACCGCTCAATCATTTACGCCATACTGATTGCCTTTAGCTTAACCTCTGCAACTCTATGGCTCCAGCCCTTGCCAAACGTGCTGAAGGTTGGGAGGCGTTTGAGAAAATCAAGGCGCATGTCGCAGAGCGCGTCAACAGTTTGCTCAGGATCGCAGGCAAGAATTGCTTCCATCGACTTGGGGCCAATGATGCCATCGTCTACAACTCCAGCAATTTGCTGAAGGTATCTTGCGGCTTTATAAACGCCAGAGTTGACCGCCAAATCAAAGGCGGCGTAATCAATACCCGCAGGAAGTTGGTCGCCTTTGATCCGGTCCCAATATAGTTCCTTGTAGAACGATTTTACATTGTCAGGCGTCAAAGCCCGCATTTCGGTTTCTGTCACGCTGCGGTTTAGATAGACTTCCCAATTGCGTTGCGTGACGCCCAAATTTGTACGCCCGCCCGGATCGTGGGGATTATTGACATAGCCACCTTCGTTTTGAAGGACGAGGGCAAAGCATTTGTCAAAATTTTCTTTCACCGGGCAACTCCCTTGACCTTTTCAAGTGTGCGAAGCCCTCCCATGCCAAGCATCGCAAAAACAAGCTGCCACATAGTATCATCCAGCTTGGGTGGTGCAGCAGGATGGAAACCGGCACATAGGGCAAGCCAGACAAAAATGGGCGCAGCCACATACTGATAAGCCAAGGCCAAGCCGCATGTCCATCCAATGAATGGACGCCAGCCACTCACAAACACGTTAGGGTTTGCCGCTTCTACGGCGTTTACATCGCTCTGAGCCTTATCCCAAGCCAAGAGACTATCCCGCAACGCCGTTTCTGCCTTAGCCTTGGCTTCCGGGTCCGGGACAAACTTATCAAGAACCCTCATACCCGCCGCAATGGCGTCATCAATTCCAAAGCTCATTTGTCGGCCTTTCCGTCTAATTTATCGTAGATGCGCTGGAACATCGTTTCTATGTGGTCCATTCGTTTGTCAAGATCGTCTTTTCGGACGTAATTTATGGGCATGTCAATTTCAATACGGTGAAGATCGGCTTTGAGTGTCTGCACGGCCTCCCACATAACACGGGCGAACCATCCCACCACCGCAAGAAAAGCCCCAAAAATCACGTTGATGGTTGACTGGTCCATTATGCGGCCTCTGTCTCTAGTTTTTCAAGGTCGCCCATCACAAATCTAAGGTTTTGAAGCAGCCGGTCATCGTCGGGAGCTTTTTCCACCGCCAATTTTGCCTGTTCAACAGATACCGAATTTAGGCCCAAATGCCAAGCGGCTATGCTGGCTAGATCATGGGGCTGGGCACCCCAGACCTCTGGATCGACGGTGTAGACCATTTCCCTGTCGGTGATTTGAAGGGCGCGCATTGCATAGGCAAAACACTCAGCCCATCGGCATTGGCGATACATAAGCATCGCAAGTTCGCACCAAGGCTCCCTTGTGTTGGGGGCTTCACCCGCTGCGGCATGAAATGCCTTTTCAGCTTCTGTCAGGTCCCCAATTTCGTTGTAACAACGCCCCATGACCCGGTAGGCATAGCACCGCTCGTTCATCCATGTGGCGCGGGGCAACGCCAAATAGCTTTTGCAAGCATCCACAGCTTCTTGCCAACGAGCGTTGAAGCTCAATTCGCGGGCATAATAAAAGGCATTGCGCGGGCATTGCGGGTCCTCTTTTACGGAAAGCTCCAGAAGGTCCATGTACTGCCCACGGCTTTTGGTCGGGTCTGGCTTATGGACGGCAAGGAGCATGTCGGTCTGCGCCCAAACTTCAGTAATTCTGCCGTCCGGTACGGGATACTCGTGGCAGGGATGGTGCCAGAAGTATCCTTTTCTGGCATGGATTTTTTCGTAGTAGAACGCAATTCCGCAGCCCCAATCAAACATATAACGGAGCCGGGTTGTTTCTGGGGTCCAGACACGTTCAATTTCCTCACGCCAACCGGGTTGCAAAACCTCGTCTAGATCAAGGCTAATACAAACATCAACATCACTAGGAATAGCGGCCAGAACAGCATTCCGAGCATGATCGAAGCGCCAAGGAGATATGAAAATATTGTGGACTCTTGCTCCACATTCTTGCGCCCTAGCAACTGTTGCATCTGTTGACCCCGTATCTGCAATGAGGATCAGGTCGGCGTCCTTTGCCGCTTCGCAGAACCTCTCAACGAACATTTCTTCATTCTTGCTGATTGCGTAAACGCATATTTTCATGGCTTCCCCCTCAAAACCATTTGTGAAGATTAAACTGCCACCGCCCCAACCATGTCCGGCTGCGCCATTACCCACTCGTAACAGCGCGCCAAAAAGTTGTCGCCGGATTGGACTTCAATTTCCTCAAGCGGACACTGATAGCGGCGCACGTCCACTTCACGAAGAGGTTCACTCTGCGGATTTGTGGCATATGCTGCAAGATCAACAATCACATTGAAGTGAAAATTGATGTTTGCCGTTCGCATAATGTGAACATTAACAATACGAAAATATGCCTCCGAGAAGGAGATACCGTATTGGGTCTGCGGAATGTCAAGCTGTATGGCCATGATGCACCTTATGCGTAAGTGACTTCAGTTGTGGTGGCGGCAGCATTCCAATATATGTTTGTCGCGGCAGCGCCAGTGGCAGTGATTGCAAGACACCCATTCGTCGTGTCTGCCGATACAGCCAAAGTCCACCCCGGCACATTACTAATTGCGGTTGTTGTGGATGCAACAAGAACCGTTGTCGCTGCGCCTGTTTCGCGCCGAATTAATCCTTCAATTTTCCACGCCGCTGATGCGGTCCCATTTGCTGATTTTTGTCTGGCAACAGCGAGTATGCTAAAAGCAAAAGCAGTAGCATCTTGCAACACCAATTGATTAGTAGTCCCCGCAACACCAAGATCGGATGTCAAAATTATAGGTGTTGCATCCGCAGTCAATTGGCACAACATCAACAAACCTGTTTGCAACCCTGTATTCCCAGCCCCGCCACCATAACCATATTTATTTACTTCTCTTGCATACCCAAACCCATTAAATGACATTGAATTATCGCCAGTAGCAGACGAATAACGCCCAATAGCTGTTGAATAATTTCCAGACGCTATAGAACTATATCCACCAAAAGAGGTAGAACTGTTACCGCTTGCAGTAGAAAGCCTTCCAATTGAAACTGAATCCAACCCCGAAGCCGTTGGAGCTTCGTTAGCCACCGCGTTTTCCGAATAATATCTCATAGTTTTTTTGGCAATGGTTTGCCAATTTAGCCCATTGGATACGATTTGCGTTCCTTCACCAACACGCAATATGAGTGTTGCGTTCCCATCAATGGTTTCACTGCCATTGGGGTCAATGGTTAGGGCAAACGTAGAGGACCCAGACAAATTCCATATCCAGCAATTGAACCCAGCACCAACAGACGCAGCGGGAGCAGTTGAAAGCGTATAAGAAGTTGTTCCAGTGCAATTGAGAATCTGGCCGTAATCCGCACCAGTAATCCGATACGCTCGCGTTATGCTTTTGATCGCATATCTTGGCGGTATCTGATTGTTAAAGCCGGATAACTGCTGCGGGACACTCATTAGTAATCCCCGCCAATGGTGTTGATGGCGATGGCGATATTAGTGCCGCCAGCGGCCACCGTAAGGCCAGCATAGATGCGATATGTGGCCGGAATGTTGAGACCGCCAACCGGAACCGCCAAACTGTAGACGGTGTTTGCAGTTGTGGATGCTGCGGCGACCGCAGTAGCGGGCATTGCAACTTCACCCAAAAAGATGTTGTTGCCCGCTGTGGTGTTGACCGATCCATTATTGATCCAGAGACGGACAAGCGTAGCATTTGACGTGCCAGAAGCAGTTGCGCCGTTGGTGGACGCAAATTTCATCTGTATCTGGTCAATGCGTGATCCATTCGCGCCTGCGGTATAACAGAGAGCCATTGCGGTTCCCGCTGCCATCGTGCCATCAAACGCAGTCGTGTTGGTCATAGCGGTTGAGATAATTGCATTCAGCGCGCCAACATTGGCAGTTTGCGCGAAGATCGGTGTTGCGGTGACAGCCATTAGAAGCCTCCAAAATAATCAGCGAGGAAGATGTTGCTACCAGCACCAGAACCGCCACCAGACCCGGCAGGACCCGTAGGCCCTGTGGGTCCAGTCACAGATGCCCCTGTAGGGCCTGTGGGTCCGGTAGGACCAGTAACTGACACACCTGTTGGTCCAGTAGGTCCAGTAGGGCCTGCTATTGTCGATGCAGCGCCAGTTGCACCAGTGGGGCCTGTCGGACCATTAGGCCCAGCTACAGTAGAAGAAGCACCCGTTGGGCCTGTCGGTCCAGTAGGGCCAGCGGGACCGGGAGCGCCATTGAGGTTGGTCGTCCATGACGCAAAAGTGCCTATTCCAACTGTTGAACCAATGGGAACATCGACAACAAGAGCGCCCGTGCCCGAATTGTACGAAGTAACCGTCCCAATCATGTAGTGGGTTGAGTCATTCGCAATGATAAGCTGCTGCGCGGGGGTATATGACAATCCGGTGCCAACCGTCAGGGATTGGGTGCCAATTGCAATCGTGAGGGTTGTCGTGCTGGTTGAATTGTAAATGCCGCCCGGCAAACCTGTTGGTCCTGTTGGGCCAAAGCCTGTTGGGCCTGTCGGCCCCGTAGGTCCGGCAACTGTAGACGCCGCCCCAGTGGCTCCGGTCGGGCCAGTCGGGCCAGTTGGACCCGCAATTGTTGAGGCAGCACCCGTTGCGCCTGTAGGACCTGTTGGCCCTGTCGGTCCAGCTACCGTTGACGCTGCGCCTGTTGGACCAGTAGGTCCCGTAGGTCCTGTCGGCCCCGGAATGGTTGAAGCTGCACCCGTTGCCCCCGTTGGCCCTGTAGGGCCATATCCCGTAGGTCCTGTTGGTCCAGTAGGACCAGCAACTGTTGAAGCCGCACCCGTCGGTCCCGTAGGGCCGGTAGGCCCGCGAATTCCCGTTGGCCCGGTTGGCCCCGATGTTCCCGTTGGGCCGGTGGGGCCGACGCCCTTCAAATTAGCAATTTCTTGCGTCGTGGCACGGCGCGACACACCAGCCTGCACAACCTCAACTTGCTCCGCTCCACTCAGGGACGTAGCTGCTGGAAGGTTGGGGATTTGAACTTGCGCCATTGCGTGACTCCGGTATTTCTTTTTGACACAGTTTCACCAATGTATCAACTTAACCTCTAGAACAGAAGAAAGAAATTCCCGCTGGAGGCCAAGAACGACCAGTTGGTATTTCCGCTTACATTGACCGAGTTATAGGCGATCCATGTTGCACCACCAGTGGCCGTGCTGTCTTTAAGGCTAAGGTAATTTGCAGACACAGTTCCACTGGATTTTGAAAGCGTAGCAGCCGTTCCAGCCGCTGTGCTGGTGATGGTGACCAGATTGCTGCTAGATGTGCCGCTGATGTTCCAATTTGTTATGGTCTGTGTTGTACCAGCCGTGAATATGAACGCAGTCGGGCTGACGCCATTGGTGATCCCCAAAAATGTATTGCTGCCCGATACCGTCATCGCGCCAGCGCCGTCATTGGATAAATTGCAGTTATAGGTAGTTCCGCCACCAACAAAAGTTTTAGCCGTAGCGGCAGTCAAACTTATTTTGCCGACCCCGGTTCCGGCGGTTGTAGTAAAATTTGTAGGGTTGGCATTATTCCAAGCAGTTGTTGTTGCGTTTGTGACCGTTAGTGTGCCGCCGTTAAATGTCAGATTTTTTGTTCCAACGCCAGTAGCAAAACTTGTGGATGTAAGAATGTATCCAGCAAGGTCTAAGGTACCCGCCGTTAAGGTGTACGCGCCAAATGAGTTATTTCCGCCTTGCGTTAAAGTTCCACTAGTATGCGCAAATGCCAGCGCGGTGCTGATGTTCTTCGCAACCACAGAACCAGTCACCATTGAAAAAGCATTTGAACCAGCTATGGTTTTGCTGTTTCCGTCAAAAGTGCCGTTCGTAAGAGTTAGGGCGCGGGTGCTGCCCATAGTAAGATTGTCGCCAAGTTGAAATGTACCGCCAACGCCATCGATGACTACGGGTTCATCAAGGGTTTTAGTGTTTGTCGTAATAACTTGCGTTCCAGAGGTAGCAGCAAACGTAAGGACGCCAGACGACGCGCCAAACGTCATTCCAGATGAAAGCGTCAAAGAACCATAAAGTGTGCGGCTAGTCGTTACCGCAACCCAAGTTCCAGCAAAACCAGTGAAATTAACATTTTTAGCGGCATAAGTAGCAGCGTTCAAAAACACCAAACTGTATGTTCCAGCCGTAAAATTAAAATTTAGAGCCTGTGCTTCTGTTGGTGTTCCCGTTGTGATCGTTGTAGTTGTGGCGGTGTTATTTGTGATGTTGACGGTTGGGGTGCCCGTAACGGTCAAATTTGTTGTGTTAGCATTTGCCCACGGAGTACCAGTGCCCGTGACGTTAATGGCTCCCGTAGCGCCAAATGCAAGTGTGCGAATATTAGCGTTGTTAGTACCGAACGCATTAACTGTTAAAGATTGATTGTTAAGGTTAAGTGTTCCATTGGTAAGAGTAAGATTGCGCGTTGCACCTAATGTCATTGCATCAGCAAGCTGGAATGTCCCGCCAACGCCGTTGATAGTTACTGGACCATCAAATGTTTTTGCATTTGACGTGATTGTTCTGGTAGTTGCAGACGTAGAACCAAAAGTTAAAGTTCCAGTCGAGGCCGCAACAGAAAACCCAGCGACGGCAGATAGTGTCAGATCACCATAGATTGTATTGCTGGTTGTGCGAGCTGCCCAAGTTCCGCCAAAACCTGCAAAACTAACACTTCTGGCAACATAACCCGCAGTGTTAAGAAAAGTCAGGGTATAGGTTCCAGTGGTAAAATTGAACGATATGCTGTTAGCCTCTGTGCCGCCAGCTTGAGTAGCAACGGCAAGAGACCCCGCCACATTATAGGATATGTTAACCGTTGGGGTTCCGGTAACGTTATTGGTTCCGGCTGAAGTGTCCCAAGCCACATTGCCGGAATTTGTGCCCGTTATAGTGATATTTCCAGTTCCAAAAGCAAGCGTATGGGTAACAGCATTGGCAGTGGTAAACTGCCCTTCAGACGTTAACTTGAAGCTACCCAGATCAAGAGTGCCGTAAGCCAACGTAACCTTTGCACTGGCTATTGCTCCTGTGATCTCAAAATCACTACCAAGCGAAACGGTGCCAGTCCTTGTGTTGGTTCCAAAAGTAACTGACCCTGCGCCAGTCAATGCTACGCCATTTGTGTTTATAACCAATGTTGTTGTTGTTGAAAAAGTAGTTGTAGAGCTTGCGCTAAACCCTGCGACAGTACCAGCATTGAATGTAAAATATGTTGCCGCAGTTCCACCAAAACCGTTAATGCCCAAAGTAAATGTTACGTTACCAGCCGACACAAGCAAATTTAACGCTGTAGCGTTGCCCGTAACTGTGTAGGTTGCGGTTTGGTCAAAGAACGCATTGTCTGCGTTGGTTGGGACAGACGCGCCACTACTGCCACCAGATGTAGCGGACCAATTGCCCGTGCTTGTCCAGACACCGTTTCCGCCTGTAACCCAATAGCGATCAGCCATGATTACACCGCAGGGTCAGCAGGAACTTCTTCGACAGACGCTTCGACGGACGGCGCAGTGACAATTGCATACCACTTGTCATAACGCCACTGTTTCATTGCGGCGATCTCTTCCGGCGTCATCTTCTCATAGTCCTCCGGGCGCATGACAAGCGCATCGCTGAGAACGTAGGGCTCGTTACCCATTTGGAACTGATCGGCAAGACGGCCATCATCAAGATACACGATACCCATAGTGTCCCCCTTTAAACTTCCTGTGAAAGCGCGACGATATCCCAACGGGCTGCATTCGCATTATAGATCATGCCAAAGTATGTAGTTTTGCTGGCCGTCAACGTGTAGGTCCAGTTGCTGGAACTGGCGGTAAGCGTAACACCAACAGGCCGATATCCGTTAGATACGCCGCCAGTAAAGGTAATGACGTATCCCGTACCATTGTTCAAGATACGAAGGACAAACTTTTGTCCGTCTGTGGGAATTCCCGCATCTGCACTGATTGTTAATGCGTTAGCCAAAGCAGTGAAGGCATACTCATCAACTGAATCGGTGTTGAGCGCGAACGGAGAAGTCGTGGTAGTGACCGCCGTTGTGCGTGGCGTCACGCGCTTGTTCGTCAACGTCTGCGTGTCGGTGGTGCCAACTAGCGCACCAGACGGAGCCGTCAGGGATGTTCCCCAAGCCGACCCCGTCGAGACGACTACACCAGCGCCGGGATAGGCTGAGATCACGCCCGCAGCGCCTGTGGGGCCTGTAGGGCCAGTTGGGCCTGTGGGGCCAGCAACTGAAGACGCAGGGCCAGTTGGTCCGGTGGGGCCTGTTGGCCCAGCTACTGACGAAGCAGGGCCAGTAGGGCCAGTTGGACCTGTTGGCCCCGGAACGCTAGAAGAAGCACCAGTAGGTCCAGTTGGCCCTGTTGGACCAGTGACAGAAGATGCGGGTCCTGTTGGCCCTGTAGGGCCAGTTGGCCCCGGAACAGAAGATGACGCGCCTGTGGGTCCAGTGGGTCCGGTAGGACCAACAATACCTTGCGCGCCGGTAGGCCCCGTAGGCCCCGTAGGGCCTGTAATGCCCTGCACACCCGTGGGGCCGGTTGGCCCCGTAGGCCCGGCTATGCCCTGCGCACCAGTTGGGCCGGTAGGCCCTGTGGGGCCAACAATACCTTGGGGGCCTGTTGGCCCTGTTGGTCCTGTTGGACCAGTAATTCCTTGAGTTCCAGTCGGCCCCGTAGGGCCAGTAGGGCCAGCGACTGAAGAGGCTGGTCCCGTGGGTCCGGTGGGACCTGTTGGCCCAGCAACCGTAGATGCCGCTCCCGTAGCCCCGGTTGGCCCTGTGGGGCCAGTGGGTCCTGCAACGGTAGATGCTGCGCCCGTGGCCCCTGTAGGACCAGTGGGGCCTGTAGGCCCCGTGACGCTCGCGCCGGTAGGTCCTGTTGGACCAGTTGGCCCAGCCACTGTAGAAGCTGCCCCTGTCGGTCCAGTTGGCCCTGTTGGGCCTGTAGTCCCCGCTCCGGTTGGTCCGGTTGGGCCTGCAACTGTTGATGCGGGACCAGTTGGGCCTGTTGGCCCTGTAGGTCCGGGCGTGGTAGATGCGGCTCCCGTGGCCCCCGTAGGTCCTGTAGGACCCGTAGGACCCGTTGTTCCCGCACCTGTTGCACCAGTTGGACCCGTAGGACCGGGCGAGCCTACGCCGGTTGGCCCCGTTGGCCCCGTGGGTCCATTTCTCCCTGTGGGTCCAGTTGGCCCTGAGCTTCCCGTTGGACCTGTCGGCCCAACACCCTTCAAATTGGCGATTGCCTGCGTTGTAGTGCGGCTTGATGTTCCGCTTTGCACAATCTCAAGCTGTTCCGTACCATTCAGCGAAATGGCAAGAGGCAGATTGGGAATTTGAACATTACTGGAGTATTTAGGCATCAGAGCGTTCCAGTGCGCGGAATTTGATCGAAGTTATAGGGTATGCTTGGATCATTAATAACATACCCGCCAGACGTGTATGTGCCAACAAAACTTGACCCCTGAAGGTCAAACTGTGTCTGATTGATTACGGTAATGACCCAGCGCCCGTTGGCATTAGTGACGCCGCCAACTTCTTGAATGATAACGCGCTGGCCGGTGATAAATCCAGAAGTCACGCTGACCGTAATGCGAATGAAGCCAATCCCATTATTTGAGACATTTACGATATTTCGGTAGGTGACAGCATTCGGATCAGTTCCCGGCAACTGGTTTTTACCGCCCGGAGCTTCGCCAGTTTGCTGCGTGACGCGAGTGCCATCTGGCACATCATTGTTGATGGTCGTGGCGCGCGTGGGGCCTGCCTGAATGGGAATACCTGTGGCGGCGCTGGTGGTGTCGTAACCAGACAACTGGCGACGATCAATTTCGTCCCAAGCGTAAGGTTCAACGCGCGGGTTCATAATCGGAACAGGATCGGCAGGAATAATAATAGCGCGAAGCTGTTCTTGTGGAGTGTCGTTGCACGTCTCGCAGACAAGAATGCGTTTGTTGATTAGGGACGCTCCGGCCCAATCAAACTGCCAACTCAATTCATGGTGATTGTACCAGATAGCACAGCGGTCACAGACCGCAAACGCCCTTGGGTTGCTGGGGTCTGTCTGCGCGCGGCCCGATCTTGAAGCGTAGCCCATGACAGCCCCTATCTAAAATAGCCACTAATCATGGGCGATATGTACGTCGCCGCCTGTTCGATGTTCTGTTCTGAGGCGATAGTGTAAGCCTCATCCGCAAATGGCTTCAGTAGCGGTACCTTGTCGGGAGACCATATTTGCGCAAGGCGTGTCGCCAAACCATAGGCAAATGCTTCCATCCAAAGATATGGAATATCTACCGTTTGACCGTTAGTAAAATTTGCATCTTGGATTTGAACGACTCGATAGTAGCTCAGTGATGTCGGGCCATTATCGACATTTGGCACAGGCCAAAGCGTGATATTTGGGGACAAAAGCCTGTCAAACCAGAAAACTGTGGGAAACCCTTGCTGTTCCTTGTTGGGATAGCTAGCGTATTCCGTGCGGCTTACGGGCAAGATAATGCGGTCGATGTTTTCACCAGTCTGGTCATTGGTGACGTAAGCATCAAGAATAGTGACGATTCTACCGTCAACCGCATATGTCGCCTGCCCCGTGACAAGCGGAATTGTTACAAGGTCAACTTGCCACAGGTTTACACCCTGATTTGACCAGCGGGACAGCAGCAGATTGCTTGCCATGCGGGCACTCTGCATGTGTTCCTGCAACAGGCTGGTGTTACGCAGCCCGCACAAGTTAAACGCATACAGGGTCAACTCGCCAAGAGGCGGATTGAAATCATATGTCCCGCTGGTTGTCATGGCTCACCTTAGAACGGGGCGTTGCTGAACTGCGCAAGTGTCATTGAAGTAGAGCCGTTCCCCGCCGTCTGCTTGATGCGGATGAATGTTGGTGTAGCCGTCAAAACGCCCTGCGCGCTGGCGCTTTTGGCGACAATTGCGCTGTCAGCAGCATTGATCCAAACCATGCTGCCAACGGAAACAGGGTTAGTGGCGCTATTGGGATCATCCATTGAGGTCTCAACCGTGTAGGTCGCCGTCCCCGTGACGTTCACCTGAATAACCGTCTGCGCATTTGCCCAACTATCCATGCGAACAGAACGGCTGTAGGTCGTTCCAGCAGTGGCGTCGGTGGTAGATACTGTTATCGGCTGCATTTTATTTCCCCTTGCTGCGAGCCGCAGCGGCATTGTCAATCAGGTTAGGATAAGGCCGACCAGCCGCGCGGGCGTGGGCCTTGGCCGACTGCACCTGTTTGCGGCTCAGATGCTTTTCTTTGGCGTCTTTGGGAGCATCTTTTTCCCAGAAAGGTTTCTCTGCCATGTCAGCAATCCCACTTCCTAAGTGACTTGTTGATGCGGCTGTCAGGATCAGCAGCCTTTGCAGAACCAGTCAGCTTGCGCTTCATGCCAGTCATCCTAGCACAGAAGCTTTCTTTTCGCGAACCCCCCTCTGGCTGCGGGCGTTTAATATCGTGCCCTTCTGCCTTGAGAGACGCCCTACCCTTGGCGTTCAATCCGCCTTCGGGGTTCTTACCTTCTTTGCGTGTCCATGCACCTGACATAGCATCCCCCTTAGCAAAACGGGGGCACAAGGCCCCCGTCTGTTCCAATCATGTGTACACGATTAGATGTCCGTGCCCATCGTCATCTTCTCAAGCTTGCGCCCCTTTGCGGGGGTGCCCTTGAGAGCAGACGAGAACGGGCTTCCATCGGAACCCGTGCGGCCACCCGACATGCGAGGCTTGCGGCCCGCATGGTGCATCGCCTTTTCACCCTTGACCTTGCCGCCAGCCTTACGCTTTTCGGCTTCGTCAAAAATCTTCGGAGCAATGTTACGACGCTCCGTCTTCATGCTGAGGTCCTTTTCGGCATCATTGACACCGCCACCAGCTTCACGCTTCGAACGACCCTTCATAGTAGCCTCCTAATGGCTGAGATTAAGCGTTTTCGGCCTGAATGTAGCGAACAATGATGTCGCCTACGCCCGCGCCGGTGTTAGTAGATTTGACATAGATAACGATGTCAGTTGTGCCAGTGTTTGACCACAAAGCCGTGCGAGTTGCATCGGTTCCGGGGCCAGCGGAGACTTGACCCTGAATCAGGGCCACGCTGGCAACCAGTTCATTTGCAGTTGCGCTAGTGCCAACGCTGAGAGTGTTCGTCGTAGCCCAAGCGGTCGTATTCAGGAACTGGATGTTCAGAATATGGCTCTGGGCCGGGATGACGATAGAGGTAGCATATGCCGTGACAGTGCCAGCCTGCGTGATAGAAGCAGTCTGCGCCATTGCGACAAAGCCAACATTCTTAATTGTGCCGGGCGTGGTGCCGGTCGTATTAAGAACATTGCCAGCCTTGATGGGGCCAGTGAATGTAGTGATGCTCATATGAGCCTCCTGCACGATAAGATTGCGAAGTCTGTGCAGCGTCCGCTAGGCCGGTCTGCGCAATCGGTTGCCTAGATAAAAGGCGGGGCCGAAGCCCCGCCTCATGGTATTAGGTCGGGAACGAACCGAAGATCGAACGCCAGTTGTAGTAGCCGAAGCTGTAACGCTCATAACCCTTCACAAGAAGGTTATCGGTCACAAAATCGACCTGCATATCGGTTTCAAAGCCAACTCGCTCCATATACGACAGACCGTCGATGTTGGTCAGCAAGAACCAAGCAGAAGCGGAAGTCAGGAAGTCGTTGACCATGTAACCTTCGGGGAGGCCCCCTGCGGTCGTGAGAATAGCGTTGACGTCATTGTCCGCAGTGCCGGGGCGCAGTTCGGTCTTCGTCAGACGAATAGCGACAGGCTCAAGCTGCGGGGGAACGATCAGCTTACGACCGCGAGCAAACACCTTCAGACCGGCCTGATCCTTGAAGTTCGTCCTGATCGAAATCATGGCGTTCAACAGGGTGGACTCGTTCAGGTCAACCTGAACGGCAGGCTGGTTGGCGACAGTGCCGCCGTCAATCGGGTGAGAAGATGAGCAAAGCGCCTGACCGTCGCCGCCGATGGAGGCATTGTAGGTCTGGGCAGTGTTCAGCACGTTCGCGCCGTAGATTTCCTTGGTCTGCTGGAAAGACTCAATCAGGCCAAGGTTTGAAGGGGCAAACTGCGTCTTGTACAGGTTGTCATCAATCGCCTTGCGAGTGATGGCATAACCGAGAGCGATTTCGGTATGCTCCTGATTGTAGACGTAGCGTTCGCCAGCCGAGTTATCAAAGGAGGTCTGACCACCTTCGGTCTTGAGCTGGGCGAGGCCGAGGTAACGCATTTCAGCGGTACGCTCCAGCGCCATCTTCGAGTTGTGCTTCGTGAAGATTTTGTCGTACTGAGACGGAATCTGCTCGTACTTGCCTTCAATTCCACGGAGACCGGGAAGCAGAAGGTCTTTAATGGCGGAAAGATTAACAGCCATGACAGCCTACTCCTTTTAGAACCCGGTCAGGGTCTTAGTGGTGACATTGTTGAAGCCAACAATGATCCGGTTATAAGCGCCAGTGGCGGTGCCAGCCGAACCCGGAGGATCGGTCACGAGGCTAATAACACGGAAGGGAAGGGTGGAGGTCACATCGGCGCTGTTGTAAACAATGTACGCGCCAGACAGGCCGTTGGCGGTGTTACCCGTGCCATAGGCAAACTGGACGTTGTTGTTTACGCCGGTCTGGTCGATGCCAGTGGTGGTATTGCCACCAACCTGAACCAAAAACCGAGCGTTCGGGTCATTGACGATATAGCCCTCAACGACATTGCCAGAGGCAACATCCGAGCCGGGCCAATAGTTAGACCAGACGGTGCGCTTCTGCGAAACCGAGAGATACTTACAGCCAACGAAGATGCCAGCGATCATATCAGTGCCGGGCGTACCGACAGCCACACCGCCAGCGGTGGTGGGATATACGGGGTCGCCAAAGAAGATTGCGCTTGCGTTATAAGCAATCTGAACCGCGACCTGTTCATAGGTCGGCGCGGAACCATTGCCGGTTGCCTGATTGAAACCGAAAGGCGTATTGGAATTCGCCATGACGGGCTCCTTTTTTACGGGAGTTTCCGATCATCGCGCAACGGGGCGACTAGGAAACGGGATTAGCTATCTTCCCACAACGGGGGGAAGAAAAACCTATCAAGGCTTCAAACCTATATTACACACACTAAACCACAAATGTAAAGGGGGCCTACAAGGCCCCCTAAACACCAATTTGGGTCAATCCTTTGGAATTGGGATTGGCTCGTAACCCTTTGAAATCTTAGGCTTTGTCTGTGCGTGATCGCGTGTCAATGTTCCTTCAGGGGTTGACGCAAGCTGCGCCTCCTTATGTCGGATTTGATTACGCGCGCGGCGCTGCTCAATTTCATAAGCTTCCTGCGTGATTTCCAAGGGCCGCTCCATGAGAACCATGCCCTTGCGCTCAATGATCTGATATTTATTCCCCTCAGGCATCATTGAAGGGTGACGCGAAGCAGGAACAGGTTCCCAACCCATGCGAGCAAGCTGAACCTGATAGGCCGGGTCTTCCTGACCCATGTTCAGCTTTCGTTTCCATTCATAGGACCATCCATCGGGGATGTATTCACGAGGAACGTAAAAATCATCCATTCCCTCGTCTAGATTCCCGATATGTCCACGCAGTTCCGCTGCGCGCTTGGCGGCGCGTTCACGGGGGCTTTCCTCACGCATTGCACCGCGCTCCAGTTCACGACCTTCGCCGGTTTCCTTGACACGACCCGCCAAAACGCTGCGCGGACGACCAACAGGGTTTGCTACTTCTTCCATTTTTTAATCTCCTAGTTAAGTTTGCCTTCTTTCTGAAGGGCAAGTTTGTTTTGGGCATATTCCTGATTGGTCATGCCCATCATCTGGGCCATTTCACGCTCAGAAGCGGTCAAAGTTACCCGATTAGGATTGCTACCCGTACCGTTTCCGCCGCGAGTAACGGGAGCCGCAGGCGGCGCGGAACGACGCTGCGTAACCGTGGCCGCTCCAGCCATCGGGTCTTCGTAAAAAGGCTCTACACGACGAACTTTCAACGTATCTTCGATGGTGGCGAAGTAGTCGTCCGTGTCGGGGGTAATGCCATCGGCAAGAGCAAGGTTGTGCGCCGCAATCATCTTCTGAAAGAGGCGCTGATCGGTTGCATACTGCGGGTTGTTACGCACCCACGCAGCCGAACGAGGCGAAAGCTGACTTGCCAACGCTTCAACAGGGTCCATAGGACGCTGATAAGTATTTGGACCTTGCCGCGCCTGCGATTCAATGGCGGATTTGCCATTTTCAAGCTGCAAAAGCCGTGCGGCGTTGTCTGACATGCGCTGCTGGATCTCAGCCGCGCGGTCATAATCGCCAACAGCCATCGCATCACGATAGCCGCTCTTCAAATACGCCGTATCCTGCTGTGTAGAATTGATGGCATTGTTAATGAGGCTCAAATTTGAGTTTGTGACCTCATTATTGGCGATATATTCGCGTGTTGCGGCTTCCTGAGCCCGATGTTCAGCTTGCGCACGAGCTAATCTTTCCTGCTCAAGCTGAAATTTAAGCTCTTGAATGCCTGTTTCTGGGGAAACAGTGCGTTTTACCGGCGCATCTTCAGCCTTTACGACTTCAATTTCGGGTGTTTTGCTTTCAACCGAAGCATCGTCAATGCTGATTTCGATGTTTTTGTTATCTGACATTTTTTATCTCCTAGAAAACGGTGTCGGGATGGTTTACACGCCCACGGATTACTGTGTCGTCCAACAGGCGACACATATTTCCGTTGACGGTTAGACCCCAACCATCTGACGGACGAAAAACAACCCAATCGTTGACTTCAACATCAACGCCGTTGAACCAGTTTTTGCTGTCGTCCACAAAGGCTGACGGGCCTTTCTTCAAGACAAGGCCGATTTTACCCTGCCACATATCTTCTTCGCGGATATTGTTCGTAAGAATAATGCCGCCAAGTGTCTGTTCGGGCCGAATATAAATCGCAACCAGAACTTGATTGTTAAACACTTCCACATCGGAAATGTCTCCGATCTCCTTCAACAAATCTGTCTTGGGATCGGTTGTATGCGCCATAACATATGCCATTTTGGATACCCCTCTTATCGCATCTTGTTGACGGCAGAACGTGATTCCTCACAGAACTCTAAAGTTCTGCGAAGACCCACAATTTCACCGACAAGTTTCATATAGGTAGCGTAGTCAGGTACGCCCATGCCGTGACCCGCATTTTCGTGCAACCGCTCAATCTCAGCGGTTATGAGTTTTCGTAGTTCGCGTTCAAACATATCACTGTACGTCAACGTAGACATCAACCACCCCTCTGGTTGCCCTCTCCAGTTTTTAAGGTCGGCTGGCTGGAGAGGGGCCTGCCAGCCGACCTATTCGGTGAGAGAGGGCGAATCCCCCACCAAATTTCTTAGCCCTTTTTCTGGGGCTCGCCGTATTCCTCAATCTTCTCCAGACGCCCTTTACCGCCGCCAGCGCCATACTTCATCTTGGGGTAAGTGCGCCCGCCTGTGGCGCGACCCTGAAGCAACTGAGCCAGTGCGGGAGGCAAGCCGCCTCCGGGGGCGGGGGGAGGACCGCCAGCCGGAGGCGGACCACCGGGCGGGGGACCACCGGCACCGGGAGGGGGTGCCATAGGGGGTCCACCGGGGGGCGGGCCACCAGCGCCGGGGGGGGGACCGCCAGCGCCGATATTGATGTGAATCTGGGTCTTGCCCTTGGTACGACCGCCATCCTTGCGAGCGTAACGGCCACCAGTTGGACGTGTGCCTTCGATTTCGCCATCGGAGACAGACATACCGGCGCGACCGCCCTTCTTCAGACCCTTCATGGACTGCTGCTTGTCGTGCTTATCATCCATCTTGGACGACTCCCACGACTTCATGGACATGCCATGCTTTTTGGCAAGCTTCTTGTCCTGCGCCTCGTCCTTGGCAGAACCTTCAAACTTGGCCATGCCGCCCTTCTTGAGACCCATGACACCAGAGCGGGCCGGGTTAAAGGCCATCAGGTTCTTGGTCATGGGGCCTTTGGTCTCCATGCCGGTCTCTACGCTGTCAAGCGGCCCGCCGCCTTCCTTCTTCGTGCGGCCACCCTTTTTCATGGGCGGGGGAACGGGGGCCGAAGTTGGGGGAGCCATTGGAGCCATTGGCATGGGCGGGCGAGCGCCAACCGGAGGCATCATCGGGGGAGCCGGGGGCATTACCATTTTCTTGCCGGTCTTACCGCCCTTCTTGAATCCACCAACATGCGCCCCGCCGCCCTCGCGCTCATCATTGGCGCTCTTGACGTTGCGGTTGACCATGCTGTTGGGCGTCACCGGCTTGTTGCCCGTGCGGGGCTTGCGCCCGGCGTGGGTGTTTGCCGCCTCGCCAGCAACCTTGCCGCCACGTTTGAAGGCGCGGGGGCTGATCGGACGAGCGCCGGTCTTGACTTCGGCGTTGAGGGGTTCGGCGGGCGTGAAGTCGCTCGCGTCAACTTTTCCCGCCGTGCCAGACGTAAGACGCTTTGCTTTCGCCTTGTTGGCAGAACGGGCCTGCTTAGATGCTTCTGACATGGGTGTTCTCCTTAACCGTAAGGCTTCTGTTGAGCAGTCATTGCGGCCTGCAAGTTTGCCTGCTGTTGTTCTGGAGTCATGGCCTGACCCGCTGCCTGTGCGGCCAACGCCTGCTGGCGAGCAATTTGACTTGGTGTCAAAGTGCGCTGTTGCGGTGCTGCGGCCTGTTGTGATTGCGTCATTGCGCTCTGTAAGTTTGCTTGCTGCTGTTCCTGAGTAAGAGGCTGTCCAGCAGCCTGCGCAGCCAACGCCTGCTGACGAGCAATTTGACTTGGCGTCAGGGTACGCTGTTGCGGTAGGGTTGCGGGCTGACGCTGTTGTTGCTGTTGAAATGCCTGATATATCTGCGGCGAAAAACCTTCGGGGGGACCAGAAGGTGCCGGGCCTGACCTCTGTTGCGCTTGCTGACCCATTTCACGCATCTGATAGTATCCGGGATCAGTAAGCGCGCCCGCACCCTGCTGCACATTGTTCAACATCTGTTGCGTCTGAAACGGCTGGTATTGAGAGTTATACCCATATTGTTCTACTTCATCGGGCGCACGGCGCTGCTGGCGAGGCAAAACTTGCGGCTCGCTCTGCTGCGCCTGACCTTGAGCCCTAAGCGGCCCAAGGCTCTGCTCATAATCAGGGCTAAATACCGATCCGGGCGCAAATTGCTGCGGTTGAAATGGGTGGCCCTGCTCGCTCTGCTGCGCCTGACTTTGAGCCCCAAGCGGCCCAAGGCTCTGCTCATAATCAGGGCTAAATACCGATCCGGGCGCAAATTGCTGCGGTTGAAAGTTGTTCATCCTTTCCTGCAAGTCGGCTTTTTTCTCGTCATCCGTCATAGGATGACCCGCCGCTTCAGCCATCTGTGCGCGCTGGCGAGCGCCCTGACTTGGGGTCAAAGGCGTTCCCCCAAGAGCAGGCTGCTGGCCAATTGATTGCTGACCAAGCTGTTGACCAAGTTGACCAAGCTGACCCTGCTGCTGTGCAAATCCCTGCGCCGCAAGTTGACCAAGGCCTGTTTGGCCCTGCTGCCCATAACCGCCTTGCTGGCCATACCCACTCTGTTGCCCGCGCTGCATGTTGAAATGGTTGAACGCCTGCGCGGCGGGTTGGATGGCATACTGCTGCTGGCCATACTGCGGCTGCTGGGTCTGCTGACCATACTGCGGATAAGCACTCTGCTGACCATACTGCGTCTGGGCTTGCTGCGGGGACTGTGAAGCGCCTTTGCCGCCAGCCTGTTGTGGGGCTTGCTGCGCTTGCTGGAATTGTTGGTATTGCGCTTGCTGTGCTTGCGCTTGCCCCTGCTGCGGAGCCTGAGACGGCCCTTTCCCCCCTGCTTGCTGGGGAGACTGCTGCGCTTGCTGAGATTGCGGTTGTGAAACCGTCGAACCTGTTGTGCTACCCATTGCCTTAACCTTTCTTAGCCGCCGACAAAGGGCGATGTTGCGGAGTAATCATCAATCCCCCCCACCCTTCAGCGGGGGTTCGTTGCTCTCAAGACGCTGGACCATGCCGGGGTCAATAATCTGGTTGACTATCGGCATAGCCTGCGGGTTGGCGGCGATGTCTTCGGCCAGCTTCACGGCGGCAATGCGCTCACGGCTTTCGCGGTCGCGCTTGCGGTTGACCGCATCAAGCTCGGCGTCCTGCGTTTTCTGCACAAGCTCTTGCTGGCGAAGCTGCAAGTCAGCCATTTCAGCCGGGTTGGTGGCTGTGTTGGATTGAATGCTGGCGTTGATCTCGGCAATCTTTGCCTGCGTCAACTGAATGTCAGCCTGCGCCTGCGCTGCCTTGATTTGCATTTCCATCGGATCGACAGGCGGGGGCGCTGCCGGGCCGGTGGGCGGCACATGCGCCTTGGCGTTCAGTTCAGCCGCCTGTGCCTCGCCAACCATCTTCTTGGTGTCGCTGTCCTGCTTCTTAAGCAGCAACTCAGCCACTTCCTTGATAAGCATCGGGTTGCTCATCATCATTGACTGAAGGTCAGGCGGTGGCGGGGGCTTGGCGTAGAACTGCTCAGGATTGCTCCAGCCCATCCCCTGCAATGCGTCGGAATACACCGCCTTCTTGTCAAACAGTTCAGGCGCACCGCCCATCAACTGCATCAAGCCGCTGATCTTCATCATGCGCTGCGAATGGCTTGCCGTGTTCGGATCAGCCTGCGGCGTAAGCTCATAATCTTCAATTGCCTGCAAGAAGGTCTGCTGGTCCCACTGAGTCGCGGGCTTCTTGTTCCGCTGCCAGAAGCTTTCAGGGTTATCCTTGAACGTCCGCACCAGCAGCCTGAATTCCTCGGCCTGCGCAGAGTGCATCCGCTTGTGAACGGCGTTCATCATCTTCGTGGCTTGGTCGATCATTGCTAGCGTCGTGCCAACGGGCGCATCGGCGCGGCCCTCGCCAACTTGCTGCTCGCTCGTCCCCCCGATTCTCATACCAGTCTCGGCCATGTTCTGAACGAGAGACATCAAAGCGCCTGACGGCTCTTTGTATGGCAGAGCCATTATCGCCTGATTGATCGGCAGACCGCCAGTTTTAACAAGTGCGCCTCCGCCCGGAGGAACGCGAAAGATATTTGTATTCTGACGCGCTCCAGTATCGGCCATGAGGAAGCCGGGAAAATTGCTATACATGCCAGCGTCAAGAAGCTCGCGCCACGCAGCAGTAATAGCGTTAGTCGTATTGCCAAGTATATGAAGCAGTCCAATATCATAGAAGCCTAGCCCCGGAACAAAGCTGTATTTGACGAAGTTAATGCGGGCCTCTGGCAATTCCTTGTCGTCCTCTTCGTAGTTACGGACGATGGACAGGATTTGCTTGGACGACACGTCGATGGTCACGCGATAGGGAATCTCAAGGCCGCTGACCTTGCCCTTGTATTTGTGTTCAAAGCCCTGAATGTCCAACTCGCAGTAGCATTCATAGATTTCGCGGTCGCGGTCGTCAGGGTTGTTGGCCGATCCAGTAATACCCTGCTGCGCGTTCTTCTCGCGCTGAACGCTATCGAGCGTCGGAATTTTGGCCTGTGACAGATCAATGTCCTTGTAGACACCAAGTATCTGAAGACGCTTTACGATTGACGGGCGCATCAACGTCCGGTGCGTAATGCGCTTTGCGTTACGCAGATCGGTCGCGGCGTTATTCACAATTAGGTCGTCGGCGTCCACCGTCTCACTAACGGGACGATTGCGCAGCGGGCAATAGTAGACCTTCTTGAACGCCGTCCCGCCGAAGCCCAGCATCAATAGCATCCGGTCGGTATCGGGATAATATTCCGTCGCGGTCGTTGTCAGGAAATGGTTCAGGTCCGTCTCAAGCGCGTTGGCAAGCTGATCTTCTTGCAGCGTGGCATTGTTGTCGTCGTCGCGAATCTTCACCGGCCCATCGGTTGGCAGCAGTTCAGAACGCGCATTGGCTTGGAAGCGCAACACTGCCTCAAGCAGCAGCGGGTGGCGCACCTTGCTCATGCCTTCAATTGGCGCACCATCGGAAGCGCCAGCAAGGCCGGGAATCTCCAGCTTTAGGCCCAGCAGCTTGATGCCGGTCGCCCTGTTCTCAATCCAGTCCTTGCGGCTTTCAATGTCGTCGCCCACGCCCTTCAAGATTTCATCGCTGATGCGGCTCAGTTCTATGTGGTCGATGTCGTCAACGAGATTGTCAAACCAGTCCTTGGGCTCGTCTGCCCCAACATCATCCAACGGCTTGCCGTCAAGGCTGATGGAGATAGAGCCGTCTCCATGCTCAATTTCAAGGACGTTGCCGCGCTGGTCGAGCGTAGGCGTGTCGCCGTCCTCCATCAGATCAATCTGAATGGCGGGCTCTTCGGCAGGGAATACCTGACGGATGGACGGCGAAAGCCCCGGCGTCAGCGGCATGGTTAAACTTCCCTCATTTCATCGACGAAACGCCGGATACCCTCTTGTGCAGCCATTGTATCGGATTTCGCATCTATTTCATAGCGGCGTGTAAAGTCGTGGGGCCAATCGCCCCAAACTTCAACAACCCATTGATTTCCTTCACCTTTGTCCACAACCGCACGGGCGCGGCAAGGGACATCAAACGGAATAGAGAGGGGGCGGGGCTCGTCCATGATGTGTCTTGCTCTCGGTTATCTCGGCCATTCGCTCGGGGCTGCGGGTTAAAAGGCCAATATCTCGTAGATGTCGCAGACCCATCGACACCGTGTCAACTATGTCGTCGTGCTTGCCGCGCGGGAAGACGCTGACTTGTCTGATGACCTGTTCGGCCCATTGGGTGCCCGGCGCATAGATCATGCCCTCTGCGAACAGATGCTGGACGCTGTATAGCCGACCCAACTTATCCACCGATTTGGGATCGTACATCTGGACGGCGAAGTTCTCGTGATTGAACAGGCGGCGAATTTCCTGCGCCACGCTATGGCCTGCCGCCTTGTTCTCGATCAGCAGCTTGTCCACCTTCAGCATCTTGCAGTCCTTGGCGACCTTCTGGACAAGCTCGTGTAGCTCAAGGCGCTCGGCCCAGCCGTGCATGAGGATGACGCGCGGCACGGCGTCAAGCTCTGGGGCGTAGTAGCTGGTGGTGACGGAGCCTTCAAAGGCCCGGCCATAGCGGTCAACGCTGCGGGTTGTCGTAGCGGTCGGGTCGCCGCTAAAGACGCCCCAAACGGTCATGGCGCTAAAGTCGCCGCGCTCTTCGGCCTTGCTGCTGTAGGCGGTGTCCAGCGAGGCCACCACAAAGTCAAGATCGGGAAAGGACGGGCGCTCCCACAGCTGCCACCACTGGTCCTTGATGACGCCACCACCGCGAGGCGTCGGGGTCTGCTGGTGCTGCGAGGCGACGGCGTAAGGCCCCATCGCTGCCTCGTCTCGATCAACCACATCGGCGGGGAAGCGCGCGGGAAATAGAAGCTCGCCTTCTTCCTCGCGAGGATCGCAGTAGCCCAGCTTGGTCTCGATACCAGTTCGCCACGCCTCAAACCGCATGGGCAGGCAGATGTGATCGTAGACGCCTTCGAAGCCCTTGCGGTCCAAGACGACGCCGGACACGTCTTCTTCGTGCAGGCGCTGCATGATGATGACGATGGCGCTGGTCTTCGGATTGTTCAGACGCGTCGGGACGGCTTCGGTGAACCACTCAAGTGTCGTGGCGCGCATGGCGTCTGAGTTGGCTGATTCGACGCTGTGCGGATCGTCGATCAGCACCCGGTCGCCGCGCGAGCCAGTGATGGAGCCAGCGGCCAGCGCCTCGCGAAACCCGGTCGCCGTGTTCTCAAACTTGGTCTTGGCGTTCTGGTCGCCGGTCAGCTTCACCCGGTCGCCCCATCGCTCTTGATACCATTCAGAGACAACAAGGCGGCGCATTTTCGTGCTGTCGCGGATGGCAAGGCCCTGTTGATGTGCGGCGCAGATGTACCGCATATGCGGCATGTTCTTCGGCCCCCACTCCCACGCAGGCCAGAAGATGTTGACGATCATCGACTTCATTGTGCCGGGCGGCACGTTGATAAGCAGGCGATTGTAGGGCGATCCGTCTTCAAGCACATGGCCAGCGGTGATGGCCTCAAGATGGGCGCAGATCAGACCGATATGCCAGTTATCCACATACGGCTGGCCCGGCTCAACGACCGGCCACGCCCTCTTGATGAACGCCGCTAGGCTGCGCTCGCAGAGCAGCTTGGAAGCGTCGAACAAGGTCGCCTTAGCGTCAATGTCGCGCGGTAAACTAATGAGGCCCATGTGGTTCACTCATTGTCGTAACGAGCGCGGTCTCTAACGCCTCAAGCTGGTCGTCATCAAGTGCAGACACGTCCAACTTGTTGGTGTTTATATTGATAGCTCCACCATCTTTTCCGGTAATTTCCTTGCGCTCTACCTCGCGCCATCCACCGCGCGTCTTCATCCAAAAGATGGCCGATGCTACGGCGCCTGTACCTTTGCTGGTTGCGATGCTGAACAAGTTCTGCGCCACCTGTGCGTTCATCATAGCGGCGGATATCTCCAGCTCCTTGTCGTAATACTTTCGCAGCGTCTCGTCGCTGATGCCAATGATCTTGGCGATCTGGTCATGGGTCAGCCCGATGCCCGCCATGAGCGAGACTTGCTTGCGGTCCTTGTCGGTCGGCTCATGCGGCTTGCGGGGCATTTTTCATCTCGACATTGTTGTTGAAGTGCGCTTTATTATGACCATAAACAAATCAAGGAAGCAATCATGGCCACCAAATCCCGCCCTCAAGACAATTGGAACGCCGATCAAATTGCCCGCGCTACGGGCTACACGGCCAGCATTTTTTGCAATGGAAAGCACAACACGGTGGACGCGGATACGCTTGAAGCAGCCATTGAAATCGGCAAACAAATGAACCAGATCGTAACCAATGGCCGCAAAGCAACGGTTTACGCTGTAACGCCTGAAGGTTTTACAATTTGGGTTTGCAATCCTCATCAGCTTGCAGCCTGATCTGCAAATGATTCAACATTGACAACATCAACAGGGCCGCAAGCATTTGCGGCCTTTTTGCCGTCGCCTTTGACAAACACCAATATATTTTGATGTGTTTTGCCAAGTTTACGGCTGGCGCTAAATTGTTTTCCTGCCCGAATAGGCAAGCTTCCAACAGCCGTCACTAGGATGGCCTCGTTGTAATAATGCAGGCCAGCATCACGGAACGCCTGCACGGTGTCTCCAACAAAGTCGTAATAATTGCCCTTCTTGTCGCGCACCTCGCCAACGACGCAAACCGCAAAACGGTCATTCCGTAGCCGTGCGCATGTCTTGGCGATAATCTCGCCGTACACCTTGCGGAATTTCTCATAGCCCATTGTGCTTAAGTCGTTTGGGTCATCGCTGTAAACTTCAAGGTCGGCATAGGGTGGGCAGGTAAAAATCAAGTCCGCGTCCACGTCCGCACATGTCGTATCAATGTTCCGGCTGTCGCCAGTAATCCAAACAGGTACGATTGCATCGTTGCCGCATATTTCGTTGGCCTGTATCCGATTGGCTTCAACCTGTTCCCCGCGCAACTCATGTCCAATGTATTGTCGCCCCAACTTGGCCGCTACAATTCCTCGAACACTGCCGCCTGCAAAAGGGTCAAGCACCAACCCGTCGATGGGGCTAAACCAGCGATAGGCAATCTCGCAAAGCACAGGATCAAAGATGCTAGTGCCAGATTCCACCCCGCCGCCAGTTATAACATTCAAGCTTTCTTGACTATATGTAGTTGCGCTTGCGTTGTTTTTTTCTCTATCTAACGGCATTGCCCCCCCCCCGGTATGGCGTTGGCTTTTCTCATGCTATTGCCTTTCCTGCGCCGTTGCCACGTTGTTTATTGCTGTAATCACATGCGGGCCGTGCGCTGCCGCCCGGCGCGGCGTTGGGGTATTGTCTGGATTCACTCCCCATGTTGCCCCCCCCCCCGACCAAGTTCGGATTTAATACCCAAAGACAGCCACCCGCGTTTTCGGTCTTGCCACCATCCCTCGCGGGCATTTAGCACGGTAAATGGGGGCAACATAAAACGATCAGCAAGATTGCCCTTTGCGCCGGTAGCTTCTGTTTCAGGTTCGCCAAGCAAATCGCCCAACAGCTTGTCGTCAAACCCAATCAAGTCAAGATTGAAGCCCTCGGCATCCAGATCGCCCACCTCGACCTTGAGCAAATCCATATCCCACCCAGCGTTGAGCGCCAGTTGGTTGTCTGCCAACACATAAGCCTTCTTCTGGGCCTCGGACCAGCCGGTCGCCACCATGACCGGGACATCGGTTAGACCCAGCTTACGCGCCGCCATAACGCGACCGTGGCCCGCAATGATGCTCCCGGCCTCGTCCACAAGGATCGGGCTGGTCCAACCCCACTCCGTAATTGACGCCGCGATCTGCGCAACCTGTGCGTCCGAATGGGTCCGGGCATTTCGTGCGTAGGGAATTAGATCGGCTATCGGGCGGCGCTCCACTTTATCGGCGGGCCATTCCGTTTTCTTTATTGGGCCAACTTTCATTATGTTCTCTCTTTCAATTAACTTAAACTAAACAACAAGCATTTGTGTTGTTCAATCATCCTTCATCAGCGCATGAAGATAGCTTTCCAGCAGTTCCTCATCCAAATCATCTTCGGGCTCAGAATCGGGGCAATACTCATCCGCCTCAATTTCGGCGCGGATTTCATCTGCTTCAATTTCGCGGGCGATTTCGTCGGGTTCCATGATTTGCTCCTTTGATGCTCCTAACATAACCCGTCTCAAACTTTTTTTCAAGAAAGTGCATT